GTGCATAAATTGATACCCAGTGAGATTCACTCCAATCTCTGTCGCCTTTTTCCTCAGCACAAGCTTTGTAGTAAGACCATTCAGCTCTTGCCAATTCTTCCTCGTAATAAAAATTATTCATGTTTGTTTCTCCTTGATGTTTGTTTTTTTTATTGTTTAACATCATATAACTATAATACCATATATTTATAACTTTGTAAACCCCTTTTGTAAAACTTTTTTAGAATGATTGGATTGTGGTTTCTCTATCGCCAAAGGATTCTGGCTCATATGGCTCTTGTTCGTTAACTGGTATTTCCATTAAGGCATATCTTAAGGCATCTACAGGGTGGTCGAATACTCCATCATAGCATTCTGGGTTTCGTTTGTCTATACCTATATTTTGTAGGGCTTTAAATGTAATTAAACAATCCTCAGTAAATATAAGCTTTGGTTTTTGAGTTATGCTATCAGTTCTTAACCTCATGTGTATCTGTTGTGTGCCACTCATTCTGTCATTTTTGGCTCTGTGCATTACCAATCCAACCCGTTCAAAGATATCTCCAATGGATTCTCCAGTATTTTGCTTACCCCACATAGCTGGGTCTGATGGTGCATAGTATGGATGTATACCATTTTTTTGTTCTATTTCTTTTATGGTATTTGCTACCTCATCGGCTCCCATTTTTAAACCTTTATTTGAGCCATCCTCAGTACCAATCCACTCTTTAAAACATATCAGCTCGTTTTCAGATGTTTGTGCTAGCCATACTGTTGCAAACGGTGCTGTAAAACCCCAGTCAAATCCTCTGATTATTGTTTGCCCTTTTGTTGGAGTATAGCTTGGAATCAAATGCTCTTTTGATAAATCTGGAAAACATACCCCTTCGATTTGTGAAAAATCACCAAACCTTAAAGCTTGGTAGATTTTATTGCCTTGCAATTTTAGTCTATTTTCATATAATGGGTCATTAAGTTTCAAATAGGGATTATCATCTAAAGTAGCTGGTATATATAATCTTGATAACCCAGTATCATTGTCTTTAAATATTTCATATGGTCCTTTATCAACAAACCTAACTCTAACCCAGTCTATATTTTTACCGATTGGTGTGCCAGTACATCTAATTCTTGGATATAAATTTGGATTGCTACTTCTAGCCCTAGAGTGCAAATACAAATATTGTGATTCTGTAAAGTGGGTAATTTCATCAAAGTAAATACCAGCAGAATATTCCTGCCCATCGTGTTGGTATTTATCGAATTCGTTTTCCATGTGCGAAAAGTATATTTTTCCACCACTTGGAAATATCCAGCAATTTTCCCCACCTTTAAAATTGGCTCCCAATGGCTTGTATAGTTTTACAGAGTAGTCAATAAGCTGTCTAAGCTCTTTTGTTGTTCTTCTAAATATTACAGCTTTGGCATCTGGTTGCGACATTTGCCTTACTGCATCTATTAGCAGTACTGAGGACTTGCCACTACCAGCACCACCAAGATAAGCAACCTCAAATATGTTTCCTGTGTTTAAAAATTCAAGTTGCTTCTTTGTTGGTTTCCATATGCTTTTAGTGTTGGTCTTTGATTTCATCAATTGTTGGCTCATAGGCATCTAGTTTTGGTACTTCAATAATATTTGTAACTGTACTGCTTTGTTCTATTTCTTGTCTTTCTACAAATCCTCTATCTTTGCCAATCGTTTTTAAAGTAAAAAGTATTGCTCTTATATCTCCTTCTTTTAACTTTTCCCACAATTTTAACTCTGCGACATCAGCTAATTCTTCTCTAGCTACAGCAAGTTCTTGCACAAGTTCTGGATTACTTTGACACCTTTTATAAAAAGCCCATCTGGTTATATCCAATTTTTTGCATACTGCAGTTACAATTCCTTTACTTTCATGTATAGCCTTCTTTAAATCTTCCAATGTTGCTTTCATATAATTACCTTAACTTATTTAACCTCATCATAAAAGGTTATATTTTTACCCAATTCCTCAGCAAAGTAGCTTATCGTTTGTTTTAACCCTTCTTCTAGCTGTATTTGTGGATTCCAGTTTAATTTGTTTCTAGCCAATGTAATATCTGGCTGTCTTTGCTTGGGGTCATCTTTTGGTAGCTCTTTATAGTGTATTTCTGAATCTGAGTTAGTTAAATCAATTACCATTTCAGCTAGTTGTTTTATTGTAAAGCAATTTGGATTACCAATGTTAATAGGTCCAATGTAGCTAGATTCCATAAATTTTACCAATCCATCTACCAAATCATCTACAAAACAAAAAGCTCTGGTTTGTGAGCCATCACCATATATAGTTATAGGCTTAGACTGTAAAGCTTGTACTATAAAGTTACTTACTACTCTACCGTCATTAACATACATATTTGGTCCATAAGTGTTAAATATACGACTTACTGCGATATCCACATTATACTGTTTGTGATAATCAAAGAATAAAGATTCTGCGGCTCTCTTGCCTTCATCATAACAGCTACGAATACCATTTGGATTTACATTGCCCCAGTATGTTTCATCTTGTGGTGATTTATCTGGGTCGCCATAGACCTCACTTGTAGATGCTTGTAGTATTCTGGCCTTAGTTCTTTTAGCTAGACCAAGCATATTTATAGCCCCATGCACACAAGTCTTGGTAGTTTGTACTGGGTCTTTCTGGTAATGTATTGGCGAAGCTGGACAAGCCATATTATATATTTGGTCCACTTCTAAATAAATTGGAAAAGTTACATCATGCCTTATCAGCTCAAAACTAGCATAATCCATCAACTTGGATATATTTTTCTTTCTGCCAGTATAATAATTATCCAAGCAGATAACCTCGTTACCTTCTGACAAAAGCTTTTCACATAGATGAGAGCCAAGAAATCCTGCCCCACCAGTTATTAGAATTCTATTCATTTTCTTTAAGCATCCCTTTTAACATTTTGCTTTTTACTTTACCAACAGCTACCAGTTTTTGTCCTAGATTATTTTTTTGGTTTTTTATTTTTAAATTTTTCTTTTTTATCAATGGTGTATCAAATCTTCGCCATTCAAAAACTATTTTGTGCTGTGGTCTTTGGAATCTTCTAGTAACATCTACCACTTTAGGCCACATTCTTTTTAGACTATTTGCCATTTTTAGTCTGCCATCACCTTTATAAAGCTGGTCAGAATTACCACCCTTCATAGTCATTGTGGCAATTTTTTGGCAACAGTAAGCATTTAGTAAAATTGTACACCAGTTATCTGATAGCACTTGTAGACATAAATCTGTATCTTCGTTATATCTACCTCGCCATCTTTGCTTTAAATCATTACGAATAAGAATAAAAGAGTAAACATGGACATTGTGATAAAAAGGCTTCTTACCTGCACCAACTACAAAAGTAGAATAATTTAATCCAGACAATGCTATATTTTCATATCTGTCTGTAAATTCCTCACAGCATTTAAAGGCCGCATTTGAGTTACAATATATTCTCTTGCCTTGATAATATCTATAACAACCTCTAATATTATCATCCAATATCCAATGCTTTTCAGCACCAATGGTCTTGGAATGTTCCCATACCCAGTTTCTTGCTGGTATGCTACCTTGTCCTAAATTGCTAAATGGTAAAATATATACTTTATCTTTTCCATATTTGTTTATATACAAATCAGCTTCTTGTGGCTCTACTACCAAATGATATGGTACTTTATCTTTTTCTAAAAAATTTGCTGTATGACAAACATCATGTCTGCCTTTTGATATTACATAAATTGGATATTTAGGTAATTTTCTAGCCATTATTCCTCGTCTTCAAATCTGACATTTTTTATATCATCATTTTCTTTATATGGGTACCAAGTGCTTTTTGTTTTGTCAGTAAGTGGAATGTTTAATTTTAAAGCAAATTCTCTCCTGTCATCTTCAGTTTCAAAAGATACCACAATCTTGGTCGGTATTGTTCCACCATCTACATCTGGCATGCCTAGCCACTCAGCAGCATGGTCTATGTCTTTAATTTCACTAGCTGGTCTTGTAACAAATAAAAGGTTTGCCAACATCATTTCATCGTACCCAGTACCTAGCAAATCATTTGCTTCCATTATTTCTTTTAGTATTTCAGATAGTTTTCTATCATCATTTTCACTTAAATGTGATACTTCATTATCAGCTGTAAGTAATTTTAGTGCTTCTATACTATCATATTTGATTGGCAGTTTTAAAGTTGGTACTGATTTTATTTCTAGTC